AAGAGCTGCGGCGGCGGCAGCGCGCGAGGCGACTGATGCGGTATAAGTCCAGCGCACCCGCATGACCTCAGCTTCCGCGACAGCAATCGCGGCGGCGCGCTCGGCCTGCAAGGCCAACACATAAGCTGTGCTGGCCTCAATGGCTTTCGCGATACCCAGTGTAGCCAGTGCGGCCCCCGTCGCAACGAAGGCTGCGGACACCTTGTCAAGATTATCTGCCACCCCGCCCAGCGCTTTCGCCAACCCGCCCGTCAATCCGCCGCCCGCTTTATCCAAACGCCCCACCTCAGCCGTCACCGCATTACCCAGTTTTGTCCAGGCGGCGGATACCGTCAGCGGCAAAGAACTGTATTCCTCTTCCAGTTTTGATTTTTGCGAGAGCAAGGAATTAACCACTTTATCGGCAGTCAGCTCCCCCGCCTCGGCCATGGCGCGCAAGGAACTAATGGGGGCATTCATCCCCTCGGCGACCGCTTTCATTAAACGAGGGGAATTTTCCATCAGGCTATTGAACTCATCGCCACGCAACACCCCGCTTCCCAGCGCCTGCGAAAATTGCAACATGGCTGATGCGGATTCGGCAGCGCCAGCACCCGATAAGCGCAGGCTTTTGCCGACCAGATCCGTCATCGCCAGTGTCTGTGTCTGCGTCGCGCCCAGTTCTTTCAAGGCAGGAGCTAATTTTGAATACAAGCCAAGCGATTCCTTGAGCGGGACCCCATTTTGCTGTGCAATGGCAAACAGGGCGGCATTGGCCGTATTGAATTCCAGCTGCGAGGTGGTGGCCAGCTTCAGACGTGCCTGCAACCCCACATACTCATCCGCAATCTTGACGATACCAATGGCCGCGCCACCTAGTTGAGACAGCCCGATATACGCCTTGGCATAACCTTCCAGTTTATGTAGCTCGTTCGAGATGGATTCAACGCCAGCGCGCGTTTTCCCGAACGAAGCGACATTGCTGCTGGTCGAACGCTCGACCTCGCCCGTCATAGACCGGATACCGCTGGTAACTTTATCCTGCCCAGTCAGGATAACGTCAATATTCAAACCTACCGTAGCCGACATATTGCCCCCTGTTTGAATTCACTGCATACTGTTGTCATGTTCAATAATATTACAAATTTAGTAGCTTACTTCATCCGGTTTTTCGTTATCGGCGGGGCGGTTATTGCCGCACTGATCTGGCTTGTTATCAAGATAGGCAATATGGACTTCTTCCCGGTACTGATGGGCGCGCTGCCTGCTATCCTGATGCTATGGGCTTTTGCCAAGCGTTAAACACCGCCAGCGCCGCCCATTCCATGTGCTGAATATCGTTAAACATCGTCTTGTTGTCGCTGACGTTTAACCGTCGCATCACCACTTCCACGCCCGGGTAATCCAGCCCCAGATAGACTACACAGCCAAAGCCCGCCAATATCCTCCACTGGCTGCGGCAGGCAAGAAAGACTCCCAAGGTGGCAACGTTGTCCTGCCAGATTGCAAAACCCCCTCCGTTATGCGCCTTCATTGCAATGGATTCGGGGATTTCAATGCCGAACATGGCAGCATCGGCGGCGTTCTGGGCTTGCTGTTGGTCTGTGGTGACCGTGGGTCCCGTACCGCCCGCAGCCCAGGTGCGGGCGGCATCGGTCAGTTTTTTAGCCTGGCACCTTCCAGGCTGGCGAAGAAGCCTTCCACGATGCAGCGCGCGACAGGGTAGATGCTTAACAGGGTATCCAGGGCGGCTGGGCTGAAGGCCAGAATGCCTGCGTCATCCACTACCCCCTTCCAGCCTACCATCACAGTACGACAGAATGCGGCATCGTCCAGATCGCCCTCGCGCACGCGGGACAACAGTGATTCCACATCCGACTGTGACAGGCGGCTGAATTCGGCATCAAAGACGTTTTTGACCTTGCTGCCCGGCAATTCAACCGTGATCTGGGCGGTATAGGTTTCGGGGAGTGCGATTTTGAACATGGTAATTTCCTTAGGTTTTGGAGTACACAGCCTCGGCTGTGCCAGGTTTAGGTTATGGAGTACACAGCATCGGCTGTGCCAGGCTTAAATTATGGAGTGCACAGCCTCGGCTGTGCCAGGCGCAACCGAGGTTGCGCACTCCAAAACTTACAGTGCCAGACTTAGGTTGTGGAGTGAACAGCCTCGGCTGTGCCAGGCGCAACCGAGGTTGCGCACTCCAAAACTTACAGTGCCAGACTTAGGTTGTGGAGTGAACAGCCTCGGCTGTGCCAGGCGCAACCGAGGTTGCGCACTCCAAAATTTACAGACAAACGATGCTGAATTCGTCGTTGCCCGCATTGGATAAAAACGCCATATTCATTTGCAGCATCTCGATGTTGTCGGCCTCGGATAACTGCATCGCATGGAGCTGGGTGACGGGACCGTTGATTTGCACCTTCTGACCAGCAGTGATGCCGTGCAGCAGGGTAAATGCCCCGGGTGTCGCATTCTTGCAGATCGTATAAAAATCCTTGGTCGCTACGGCCACATCCTCCAGCGTGATACTGCCGGTGGTCGTGCGGTCGGTCATTTGCACCGATTCGTTGTTGATCAGCGGGCGATAGACCATCTTGTTCCCCACGTCAAAACTGAAGTCGGCGATGTTGGCCGCCAGACCATGCAGGGTAGCGGTCGTCACGCCGGGCGCGACCCCCAGCGGTTGCTTGAATGCCCCCAGAGCGGCGGCAGGTATCGCGGCGTCTACGGCAGCCCGCGACAAACCGATAAAGCTGAAGCTCCACAACGGAGAGCCCTTGACAGAGAACTTGGCCTTGACGTTGCCACGACAGCCGGTAATGATGCGCCGCTTGCCGTCAATATTAAGATAAAGCGACAGGGATTGTTCCGCAGCGGAAACAGGGGAATAAGTCACTGAGGTTGCGGCAACAATAGTTTCGGCCAGTGCGCAGCCTTTCATCAACATACCCCAGGCGGGTGCCGTACCCAACACCCCAGAGGCGGCGATTTCCACATCGAAATCAATAGTTACATGGGTATCGGCAATGACTTTGCCCTGGTTGGAGAAATACGGCGTGATGACCTTGCGGTCTATCTCGGTCGCATTGAGCGGGTTGATCTTGACGTTGGATACCAGCATCGCATTGACCCCGCCGCCCGGTGACGAGTAGGTGGCGTAGGTGACTTCAGTCTTGGCCAGCAAGACCTGTTTGAGTGAGCGGATTGCCATTTCTTAAACTCCTTTAGGTGGATCAATCGGGGCTGGTTTTTTGGTTTTCAAAACCGGGTCAGGTGCAATAGGCGCAGTCGAGACTGCGCACTCCAAAGTTGGCTCTTCAATGCGAGTACGTTTACCTGTCTTTGGGTCAAGCATATAGCTACCGCCTTGCCCTGAAAATTCGTCGTCATACATGGTGTTATCTCCTGTCAAATTCCGTGGTGTATTCGTCCTGCCACCACAATTCATTATCCAACAAGCCCAACAGCTTGCCACTACTGAAGACCAGCGGGCTATGCAGCTCATCGGGCAGCCAGCCAAACAGTGCCGCATCCGTCTGGGCGCGCAGTGCGTCCATATCGCTGCTGGCAGCGAGCCCCGTTCCGTCGCGCATATTGCGCACCATCAAAACCACGGCGATACGCGGCGTGCGTTTCTGCGCTACCAGTCCGGTCATATAGCGCGCGGGGCCGCCCGCCTCGGCCACGGTCATCACAAAAGCACAAGGATACTGGCCTTTTATCTCGGCGCGTGCGCCAGCCAGATCGAGCGCCGACCCCACCCGCCTCAAGTCCGGAACCTGTGCCCGCAAGCGAGCGATAACCAGCTCGCGCAACATCACCAGCTTCCTCGCGCCGGACGGCTAAAAGCCGTCGCCTGTGAGTTGATCACCGCACCGCCATTCACGGCGACGGGTTGACTGGCCTGGTCAATACCGAGTGAGGCAACCCCCCGAGCCACATCACGCAGCTTTTTAATCGCATCGTCGTAGCGTGCCTTGACTGCGTCCGTGGCGCGTATATCGAACAGCCGATAACGGGTAATGTCACAACTCAGGCGCACCAGCTCCTGAGAGGTTTGTGTCAAGGGTAGCGTGTAACGGCTGGCCAGAAAACCATTGATCTCCGCATCCGCATCGCGCAGCGCACCGTCTATCACGTCAGCATCAATGATGCCGGTCCGTCCCCGATCCGTCAGCTCCATCAATTCCTGGTAGCCGAAGCGGTCAATCAATTGCTGCTGGGAGGCGTACATGGTTACCCGGCAGCCTTGTCATCGGCGGCTGCCTTGTCATCATCGGCAGCCTTATCATCATCGGCATCAATTCCCACCTCGGTGACGATCAGCATCACCTCGCCCTTGAGCAGCGCAATTTCTTCCTGGCTCAGCAAGGCCAGCGGTATAACGGTTGCCTCTTTACTAAAGGCTCTCCCGCCGCGCCGAAACCCTTCCCGCTGGGAAACGATACTGAGTGCCTTGTGGCCTGCGCCGTCGTCGCGAACAGCACGGGATTTTTTAATGGTTGCCATATTTACCTCCTCACTACTCACTATTGGATGAGGCACGGCGCACCGTGCCTTGATTATTACGCTACCGTGCCGTCAGAGCCATAACCCAACTGCCAGAACCCGTAACCGCCTGCGGCGCGCGCTTCTGCGCCGAATTTGAATTTCTTGCGGCTGAAAACGTCATCCGATTGTGGGTCAACCTGCTCGACAAACACAGGGGCTTTGCGTTCCTGGTAGACGAAAGGCTTGACGGCTTGCGAGGTATCGAGCAGGAACCAGGCGGTATCCGAAGTCAGGCGCGCATCTACCACGACCTCAAAGGTGCCGCGATAGGGGTTGCTGTCGTTGACGGCAAGAAACTCGCTGTTACGCAGTTTCAGTGCGGTGGTCTCCAGTGCGGGCGGCACCAGCAACACATTCGGCATGATGTTCAGTGGACGGCCTTCATCGTCCTTGAACTTGCGCATCGCAAGGCGAGCTGCGCCAAAACTGGCATCCGCTGCCGCACTCGATGCCGCCGACAAAACTTTAGTGCCTTTGTTTGATACCGACACGCCTTGCACAGGGTGGTCAGTATCAAAAAAGAACTGACCGTCAAAACAGATCGCCGAAAAACTGCCGTTGACCAGATCGGAGACGATTTCATCCGGCAACTGCTTGGCGGAAAAGCCTGCCATATGTGCCTGGGGCGCGTAGATGCCCAACTGGTCGTCCTCGATGTCATTGCGATCCACTTCGATGGTGGCTTCCCAATCCTTGTTGGCGATGCTGTACTTAAAGGCTTCCAGCGCCTTGACGTTCTTGTCACCGACCCAGGCGCGCATCTTGGGGAACTTGGATAACCAGGCGTAATCGTTCTGCGTCGTGGTCGAGGTGATTTTCATGGCGACCTTGTCCCAGGTGCTGGGGGCGGCTTCAAACGCATTGTTGAAGGTGGTCTTGAGGCTGATGAACAGCGTCGAGAGGTTGGCTTTATTGACAATCATGTGATTCTCCTGAGATTAAAATTACAACACCCAAACGCCATCGGCTTCCACGCCCTGTACGATACCGGCTGCGGAACGCGTGCCTGCGCCATTCGTCGCGGCGACCGTCTGATCATCCGCGATATAACAAAGTTTGCCCTGGCTGGCCTGGGTAACCAGATCGGCAGCCAGATTGGCAAATTTGAAGGCGATTCCACGGCGCACCAGTGCCGTTTTGGCGCTGGCAGCGCCTCCCGTGTTGTCGGTCTGCTCTTCAGCGCGCCCCAGATACGTCAGGGTCGCCGCCGTGGCACCGGGGGTGGCCAGACCGGCAGCATTAGCCGCCACCAGCGCACCAGCATAAATTTTCACGCCAGCCGCGACCGGCACGGCCAGCAGCAAGCCATCTTTAAACGGGGTATTACGGTCAGCAACGAGTGCAGTCATAGCGTTCTCCTGGTAAGGTCAGTTAGTAGGCTGCCAGCGCAAGCGCAGCTTTGGTTTTTTTGAAATCTTCCGGCGAGGTCCCCATACAGCGACACATCGCCAGCTCGGACTCGGTCAAAACGGCGTTCACGTTGTCTGCGGGTGACACGCCGCTGGTCTGCGTCCCCTTGAGTGCAGCGACAGCGGTGGCATTGTCCAGATGCTGCCGGAGCAAGCCCAGATTCGACTTGCCGAGTTCGCGTGCCCAGCCTTCCTGCGCGGGCAGCAACTTGCCCACCGACAGGGCAGCGACCACCAGCCCGTCAATCTCGCCCGCAAGCTGCGCCCCGCGCAAGGCGGCCAGCTCGGTTTGCAACGCACTCATCACCTCGACCGGGACAAATTTCGCCGGGTCAGGGACAGCCCCCTTGAGCGCGGCAATCTGCACATCCTTGGCCGCCAGCAGACCGGGCAGGCTAAAGCTGGCAGCGGCGGCTTCCGTGGCGTTATCCGCCTTGATCAGCGCGACCGCCTTTTGCAGCTCGGCGGTAATTTCCTCCGCCGTAGCGAGGGCAGGCAGATTCAACATCCAGCGTAATTGCTCCAACAGCTCATCAACATCCATGGTAAGGCTCTCCTGTGAGATGGTTTCGGTAAGTAAAAAATGCGCAGCGGCACGGCTCAGCACATCATCCATGCCATCAATACAAGCGTAATTAGTGAGGGCGGCGGAATGCAGCCCCCGGATGCGCCCGGTGCCTTTCTCGTAAAGGATCACAGGCGAAATATATTTATATTCCTCGTTGTCTATAAAGGCCTGGGCGGGGGCTGTCCAGCGCACTTTGGCGAACAGGCCTTCACCTTCTGACCAGCGCAGTGCCGCACCGGAAAACCAACCGGCGGCGGGTGCGGGCTGACCATTCTTTTCAGACAGCAGGGTTTGATGCTCGTAGTCAACGACAAAGTCGTTCTGCCGCGCCGAACAATAAGCGATGACTTCAGCCGCAGCAGCAGCATCCATGACCCAGCTGTCCGCATCTTTCGGGCGACCATCAATGCCGCGAAATGTGCCCGCTGGGGTAAGCTGGATTTCACCCGCCGAATTTAGCCGCACCGAACAGGCGGCAACGGCAAAACTCAACGAAGATTGTTTGGGTTTGGATTTCATGGTTGGCATTGTGCCAACCGGGGGAGGGGGTGTTAAGGCGGAACAGGTTCCGCCGCATAATCATATTCGGGAAGGGTCTTTTAATCTAACTTAAACTCAGGCAAGCGGCAAGCGAATTTGCCGGGCAGCGGGGGTGTGCTCAATAACCTCCAGAATACTGATCTCCTGGCGCAATACACCAGAAGCGTCCAGGTAATGCCTACGCTTGATCAATACTCGAAAAATATCGTTTTTACCAAAACGTTCTTCATCTTTATCAACGCGGCTTAAAAAAAACTCGTCCAGAATAGCGGCATAAAAAGCTGAGGCTCCATCTGAGAACCGCCATTTATTATCATCTTTGAAGACGACAGCGACCAATTGCAAACGCTCTTCCGATTCAGATTCAGAAATGGTTTGCTCAGTAGCATCTGGTGCGGCAAACCAGCATGACTCACTATGCGCAACAGTTACCTCAATAGTGCTATCTGTGCCGCTGGCAAACAGATCAACACCATTCCGCGATAGCGGTTCACGTATTACGCCATCCAGCGCGCGACGTGTTTCTATATCCATCAGCAAATACAATACCTGCAATTCAATTTCTAGCTCATCCTCATCCACAATGAGCTTTGCATGGCTATCTGACCTGACTACCTGTGTGATCGTGCGACCGCGCAGCCACTTGATTACGCCAATCAACCCTTTCCCGGCATCTTTTCCGGAAAGGCCGAGCATTGACAACAAGCCTAATATAGCAACAGCTTCACGGGTATTAAACATATCCACTACGCCACGTACCCAACCTTGTAGTAGTACCAAATCAATGCCAAAACTACCCGTTTTAAATGACCCCTTAACGCTGACAGATATTCTTGAATCGGCACCGCTCAGCACGCGGTTAGCATGTTCAAGCAAGTCACCAATTGCATGAAGTGCAGGAGCGAGTTGCCTGACTTCCATTTCATGTGAAGTCAGCGCGGGTCCGTCATAGGTAATGCGTAAAGTACTCATGCCGGAATTGTAACCCTGAATATCTATTCTGAATAGGAATAGAGGCCGTTAACCCCCCGTTAAAAACCATCCTCAAATCTTTTTGATACATCCGCCGCAAGTGCGGGGGGGTAGTGCCTTAAATCGCATCCTGCGCGGTTTGGAGATTTTTAGCCTTGCAGGGCTTTTTTCAGATGCGCATTGATCACGGCCACGATGTCGTGTGCCTCGTCCGGGTAGAGTTGTCCGGTCACAGTCACCGGCAGAAAGGGGCGCGCCGGGATGTCGCCCCACAGGTGGGGAAATTCACTCTTCTTGCCGCCGAACTGCTGGATGGCGGCGTAGATCGGATTGGCGGTGACGGTCACGGAATTCCCCGTCACCGCATAGTCAATCTGCCGCGCCAGATCGCCACTCTCACCTTTAAGTGGTTTTTTACCGGCCAGCGCCTTGCCGCCGCGCGCCGACAACCCGCCTTTTTTTGTGAAATTCTTGCCGTTGCCGTGCAGCATGGCGCGCAGCGTGGTATCTGAGTTGAGCGCCCAAGGCGTGCCATCCGGCGCAGTGGATGTTTGGAAACGCTGCTTGGCGCGTGTTGTGATGTCCTCGCCAATGGCGCGCAATACGGGGTTCAGGTCTTCACCCGCATGGAGCAGGCGGTTGAAGGCGGCGAGTACGGCGGTATTGTTGACTTCGATGGTGAAGGACATGACGGTGCTATTCCGTGAGATCAAGCCAAAGATGTTTCCCTGCCAGCGCGACCAGCGCATTGGCTTGTTGAGGGGAAAGACTGGCTGCATTGACAATAGCCAGCGTGCCACCTGCATCCGCCACGGCGACGGCCAGCTGATTCAGTTGATTCGGTGAGATGCGTTTGGCATCAACACGAAGGGACGCGCCTTGATTGGCAAGGTTTAACAGCGTATCGGGTAATAAAGTCATGACATAACTCCTTTTTTAGTGAATTCTTTTTTGACTGCTTTTATCGTTGAGTTCATAATTCAACGATACCGGTTCGTTTTGGACGTATAGGCTAGGGGATGTTGAATAAACATTGCATTAGCTGCCGGTGCTCTTCGTTTTAATCGCCAATGTAATCGGTACAATACTTCGGTTACGCTTGCCCGGCCTGATTTCAAACACCCATCTGAATACCTCATTGCCATGAATTTTCGTCACTACGATACGCTGTAGGCCGCCGACGACTTCACCTGTAAGGGCGCTATCCGGATCGGTTAAATCTCCCATCATATAGTCGTAGTCGGAAGCCAAAGGCATTCGCTGCCCTGCGCCGTCAAATTCGTGATGTTTTTTAATGTGTCTGGGCGCATCGCTTTGCATCAGCACAATATAATTTTGCAATTCCGTTTTTGCCGCTATATCGAGCGTGTTATTTTCTACAAACCCAAGCCATAGCGGGTAATCCATTGAAAGATTTTCAAGCGCCTTACTGGCAAAGTCTGCTGCCGAATACCCCGCCTCTATATATCGGTTCACGTCGTGCGTAAGTGCCTTACTTATCGCCGGTGGATAGTTAATCAACTTATCCTGCACCATTTGCCGCAGCGAGGTGTCTGTATTCGCCCCCGGCGCATAGTCAAAGCCCTTATCTATCCCCACGGGTGCGCCGGTCTTGGCATCCAGCGTATTCCAGCCGTCAGGCGGCTGGCCTTTACCGTCGGCTTGTGCCTGGGCGTATTCCTCGGCGCTCACTGCCGAGATGTAGCAATGGCACATCCAGCCGTTGGGCGCGAAGTGGGTTTTCCAGAACGGATGATCGTGCGGCAGGGTGATGCCGTTCCACGCCTTGTGGTGTGGGCGCGGGTGCATCACGCCGTCGGCATGGTGGTAGCGCCAGTAGGGGCGCACCTTGAGCAGGTCGGGGTGGTTGAGTTGCTGCCAGCGCCCGGCGGCGTAGCTGGTAGACATATTGGTCGAATAGATGATGCGCGTGCGCCACGCCTCGCCCGCCTTGGTTCCTTCTCCCGTCCAGCCCGTCCAGCCGCGATTAAATACGATCTGTTTGAAGTCGCGGCGAAATTCGTCGAGGCCGGTGCCCTTTTCAATCGCCTTGTCTACGGCACGCTTGAGGTCATCGAGTAAATCAGCTTTGCCAGCCCCCGCGACGATAAAGGCGCGATCATGTGCGGCGCGCTTGATGTCGTCCCAACGCTCGGTGGGCAGGTTGAGCTTGGCACGGAAAAACGCCAGCTGCTCAGCAAAGGGCGTGTTGAAGCCAAAAGGCAGTGGCGAGTTCATTCGCTTAGGGCCCTGGTGCGAATGAATTCGCACCCACAACATCCGCCATACCCTTGAGTTCGGCAAGCGCAAAGCCTGCCGCCATCACCCGCACCAGCTCGTCGCTGGACAGGTTGCCATATTCAGCAGTCAAGGCCTGTTGCAAGGTCGTTAAACTCTCCGCCGCATCCACCCGTTGTTTAACGGTGGCCAGCATGGTATCCCAGTGGCTGGCGGTCGCGGCGACCAGGCTATTTTCCAGCGTAGCGGTGGGGTTGTCTATTGTCCCTGGCAAGCCCCCCTTCAAGGCAGCGGATGCCGCAGGAATCTCCCCCGCTACGCTGCCCCCCTTTGTCAAAGGGGGGGTGGGGGGGATTTGCAAAATCGCCGCGCCTTCTTCGGCCAACGGGATTCCGGCGCGCTGGTGCGCCCATTCCGAGGGAATGCGCATCCCGATACCGACCAGCTTGGGCAGGGCTTCGCCCAATACGCCCAGATCTTCGGTTTCGTCGAACATGAATTTGAAGGTTGGCAGGCGGCGACGATCCGCTACGCCACCCTGATTCAGTGCCAGAAGGGCATAGACCAGATCGCGGGTCAGGGTGCTGCCCAGCTGCACGCCGTCCGACATCATCAGGTCATGGCGCACTTCGTTGTGTACCTTACCCAGCGCGTTGGTGCTGCTCTTGCCGTCGGCTTGAGAGGTCAACGTGCCCCCCAAAACCGCCTTGCTGACGCTCTTTTCAGCCCAGTCACGCATCGCGACAAACGGCCCTTCGCTGCCCTTGGCCGCTTCCATGAATTCGATCACCATGCCGTCTGGGATGATTCCGGCGGCATCATGGCCGATACTCATCACCGCGCGCAGCAGGGTCGCCTTTTCTTCCTCGGAAGCACCGGGCTGATAATGCCCCAGGCGCAACGGCAGCCCATAGATTTCAAGGAATTCAGCCAGATCACCAACCGAATAGTTTTTGAACAGGAACGGCCAGGCCAGAATGCGATGCAGTCCAGCGCGTGCCAGATAGCCGCTCTTGGCCTTATGGATATGGCTGATCCAGCCGAACGGCTGCAAGGCCTGCCCATCCAGCGACAGATCGCGCAGGCGGATTTCACTGCGGGTCAACAAATCCGTCTGAAACCAGCTCTGTGGGCGGTGGGTGATGGTTTTCGGCAGCCACTCGCTGCCCAACCGCTCCCATTCAATCTCCTGACAGCTGAAGCCGTGACCTATACCGTCCAGCGCATCCAGAATCACATCCTCAAAATTAGGAATATCCTGGATCATCTCGGCGACATACCCCGCCTGTTTTCGTTCTGCCGCGCTGGAATTGCGGGGCGGCACGATAGCCCAATCCACCGTCAGCATGGCGCGCTTGCGCTTGCCCATCTCGGCATAGATATGCGCGTCTTTTTCCTCCATATCTAACCTGAACTTTGCATAAATTTTCAGCTGTGTGATTTTCAAAAGTGTAGTGCCATTTTTTTGATTTTCAGGCGAAGTTCCCCCAACCCCCGTTGGCGGGATAAAGCGTGAGTCAGTTATTGGAAAGGGT